GGAACGGTCACCACCAGGATTTCCTCCTGCACTACCATTATAATTACCATCACCTTGTCCACCGGCAGCGCCACCTGAAGAACTTGCATTACCACCATTTTCACCATTTCCGCCACCCGAACCTCCTCGGCCGGCACCTCCACAACCTTCTCGTCCTCCTCCGCCGCCTCCACCTCCGGCAGCAACAAGAATATTTGTTGTATCTGTATTACCTGAATCGTCAACTACGAAAGAACCTCCTCCGCCTCCGCCTCCTCCGGCAGAGCATCCACCAGGACCAGAAGACCAAGCACGGCCACCTGAACCTATAAATCCAGAACCGCCTCCACCTCCGGCGCCACACGACCCACAACAGCCGTGACCATTTCCTCCTCCACCACCTACTGATACTCTTAATGATGAATAAGGTCTAATATTAATATCCATTTTTCTAACGTAGCCGCCACCGCCTCCGTTATTACCAGATTGACCACCTCTTCCACCTCCAGCACCAATACAAATAATACTTAATTTGCCTTCGGATCCTGGATTAGAAATTGTTAAGGTTTGTTCGCTACCTGTGTATGTAAATGAATGTGCTTTCCAAGTTGAGTTGTATTCAAAAGTTGATTCTGTTCCACCAGAGGCCGAAATTGGGGCGAAACCTCCTCTAGCTGCTAATAAATTATAATGAGTCATTATGCAAGTCCTGAACCACTAGCGTAAGCTTCGGTAGCAGACGTGAAAAATACGGTAACTAAACCATAATTGTTTATCACTCTGTCGCCAGTAGTAGTTTGACCTGCATTTCTTAAAGTTAGTCCTGAACCTTGAATTAAGTTTATACCAGCGTTTGATGTGTTTGCAATTGTAATTGACATTCCTGCTGAAAAAACGTTAGCAGGCACGGTAACTTGAGCACTTGTATTAATATGTTTACCGTGGTCACTTAATACTAAAACATATGCGGCTGATTGTGTATTACCTGGTACTAATCTAACTTCGCCTTTGTCATCTACTAAAGGACCTGCTTCTTCCGTATTTGTTTGTGTAAATGAATCACAGGTTACGGTTCCTGAAATTACTAGATTTTTTGTAAAATTAATTTGAGTTGATGAAGAACCAATTGTATTACCATCAAAAGTTAAGTTATCTACATTTAATGCTGTTAACGTTCCTAATGAAGTTATATTTGGTTGAGCAGCTGTTTGTATAACACCTGTTATTGCATTACCTGAAACACTAGTTGCGTTTACGTTTGTTGCTGAAAGTGTATTAACAGAAACCGTATCTGAACCTAAATTTAGTTTTGCAGCTCTTATTGATGTATCTGCAATCTTATCATTGGTAACTGCATTATTAGCAATTGTATTTGTTTGTACTGCACCTGCTGATTCTGTTAATACAATATTACCTGATTCATTTGGTATTGTTATTGTATTATCCTGTGTAGGATTTGTGGCAGTCATTGTAGTTTCGTAATCATCTGGTGTAGAACCTTCAAATACAAAACCATTTTGTAATTGTACTAATGCTGTATCTACGGTTACCGTAGAACCTTGTACATTTAAATTACCTCTGACCGTTAAATCTGTTGTTGCGAAATTATCTGTGCCTGTATCAATAGCATTACCTACTGCACCAAAAGATTTATTACCTACGTGTATTGTACCACTAGCATATATGTGTCGCCAATTATCTGTTGGTGTTCCTAAATCTACAACTGCACTTGTTGGTTTTATATGTGAATCAAAACCTACTGCTGAATGACTTTGAAAATGTGTACCAAAATCTGTTGTACTTAATTTTTGTGTGTCTACCGTTTCAAAGCCAGAATCTATCTTAGCCGTCTCGGTATTAATTCTTTTACGTAAAAGTGGTCCGTAAAATGTGTTTATGTTTGAACGTGAGTAAGTCATACTACTATTTATATCGCAAAACTAGTGCCACAGCCACACGAACTTGTAGCTTTTGGATTATTAAATTTAAACATAGATTCAAAATCATCATAACTATAATCTAATTCTAAACCCATAAGATATAACTCATAATCTCTACTAACAACTAATACATCATCAACAACTGCGTCTGTACGTTGTTCTTCATCTGAATAAGACCATTCATAATTAAAACCTGCACAACCACCACCCTTAACATCTAAACGTACAAACTTCTTGTTTGCTTTGTTTCTTAATTCGTTAAGTCTTTTGTATGCGTTATCTGATAACTTAATCATACGTCTTTTGTTTCCATTCTACCTGTTAATATTTCTATTAGTAATCTTTCAAAATCTTGAAACATATTCCACATATGTGATTGTGAATCAATTTGATTATATGCATAATAACATAGACATAAAATTGCCAATGAATTAACTATTGTAAGTATTAAAATTAATTTGTCTCTCATTACGTATAAAACGGCCTTAACATTGTTGCTACTAAATGAACTCTATCTATTTCACTACCATTAAAGAAGTTATGATATTTTGTATTGTTAGTAATATACGCACTACCATTTGCTGGCATATGAAACGCCTCATCTTCTATTACCATTTTACAACCAACATTGGTAATAATTGGAATATGAATACGTGGCTCGGGGTCTCTATGCCAAGATAAACAACTTCTTGGTGGTTTCATTAATATACGAACTCTGCCTATTGGCCCCATTTCTGTTTTTAGTTTATTATATACTTCTTCAAAATAAGTATCTTTAAATTCTGGACATAATTCAGTATAGGCACTTTCGTTTACTCTTTCTAATCTTTGTTCTTCGTGATTATCAGTATCAGGATATGTCCAATATAATCCTCTTATATTGCCACCTGTAATACTATTTTCATCGCCTGGTATTCTATTAACACAAATAGCATTAAAGTCTATTTTTGTTTTATCATCTGAATTAAATGATAAGTGTTTACGAATATCAAAATACGCCTTACCAAGACGGTCAATATCCAAGTTTAGTTTATGTTCATAAAAGTGTTGATACGCCATACACATATTTAGGCATTGACATTGAGCCTATATAATGATAGTATATGAAGAAAAATATGTTTAGTTGGCCTGAAAGAATAATAGGTTATTGTTTACTAGGCTATATGATTTATGTAATAGTCTGTATGATATTAGGAACTTTTGATATAATATAATGGAAAATTTTATAAGAGTATATGATGATGTATTAGACCCTCAAATTTGTAAAGAGATAATTGAGAAGTTTGAAGTCAATACTGACCAACAAGAAGACACAATTTTAAAAGGTCACCGTTCATTTAAAGAAATTCAACTTAATAAACATAAAGATTGGAAACCTATCGTTGATGGTCTTTATACTACCTTTAAGTCAAGAATCGGCACATATGCAAAAGATGTAGGTATAACACCAACACAATGGCCAACAAATTATGGTTTTGAGGCAATACGTATGAAACGTTATATGCCTAATGATATTGATGAGTTTAAAGAACACGTTGATGTAGGTGATTATAATTCTGCAAGAAGATTTTTAGTATTCTTTTTATATTTGGATGAAAACAAAGAGGGAGCCACCTCGTTCTCTAACTTTGATATATCTATCAAACCTAAAGTAGGAAGACTATTAATGTTTCCGCCTATGTGGACCTATCTACATACTGGACATAAACCTACACTTAAACCAAAATATATAATAGGTTCATATCTTCATTACGTTTAATCTAATCCCATTCGTTTACGAAATTCAGTCAAAGCGTTGGGTTCCTCTTTCTTCTTATCTTCAAGTTTTTCCGAGTCCGAAGAATCCGCCATATATAAGAATAAAACAATAATAGTAAAGATAATACCAAATATTAGTATTAATAGGCCGATATTAACCGACATATTTTTATTTATTAATATGAGTATCCTTTACTTACAACTTCCGTGAGTATTTTTATATCCGGGAAAATTTTTGCGAGTTTTGTTACCTGGTTACCTGGAGCTGGTTTCCTGAAGTTTCAACACCACTATGTATAAGATATGAGTCCTTCACCAATAAGATAAAGAACTATTAACCATAGTATACCTTTGATAAAGAAAAACCAAAAAGATACTTTAAGAAAGGCTTTTAAGGAATTCTTAATACTTTGTGGGCGAACCATTTAAGAAACCTTTTAAGATATTTGTTAACAAACTTTTTAAAGTAAAATCTGATAATACGTACAACTATAAGTATTGGCGAACTTAATACATCAAACGCAATAAGACCTACATCTACTGAAAAGTCAATAACGTTATCTGTATTAACGGCCTTCTTCCAACGAGTTTTTATATCCGAGTATTTTTCCTTTAAACTTTTTAACAACATTGTAGTGTCTCCTATATGTCTGCTGGATGTTATTGCATTTATAGTTTAGAAATTTTTTTTGCTTTTACAATAGCGACTTTTTCTGTGGACATATTTATGGATATAATTAGTTTAAGTCAATACGATTAGCATTAACGGTAAACGTACTACCTCTATGCATAACGGCCTGTGTAGTATTTGATGTCTTTGTGCCTGATATTGTTTCAGTTAGGTTGCCTCTTACATCTAGGTTATAATTACCGCCGACTTTTACATTGTAATCGCCACCAACATTTGCATTAAACTGGCCGTCTTTTACAACTAGGTTTAGATTGCCTTTGTCAACTTGTATATTGATATTGGCGTTTGGACCTATTTGTATGTCATAATGATTATCTATTGCGCCGTCTTTGTTAATGTATAACTTATGCCGGCCACCTATTGTTAAATCAGATTTGCCTTCAATAAGTGCTTGACTCTTGCCGTAGGTTATGTTATAATGGTCGCCTTTTATAATATCGGTTTTGGTGCCGTCTGGTGATATTTCGTATGACGTGCCAACTCTATGTGCCTCGTATATTCTCTCTGCGCCTTTTGTATCATCAAATTCTTTTATGTGACCACTTTCTGATTCAAATACGTGATTAAAAGGATAAACGGCCGCATATGGTATTTCAGGTTGATTCCAAGTATCGCCATCGCTGGCAGTTATTTCAGTTGATACGTGGTCTTGTACTGATACTAAATCAAAGTCGGCCGTGGGTATGCCTGTAATACGTGATAACTTACGCAACTCTAGGGATAAATGGGGATTTTCACCATTAACGGCCAATCTATTGGTATCTGTCTCATCCTTGTATTTGGGATATATTCCATTTGGGTCATAAAACCCCTTATCTTTGGACGCCAACTCTGCCGGTACTCCGGGTAATGTACCAATTATCATTGGCTCTTGACAATCATCGCCGTCTCTAAAGTACCCAAAAACCCAAGTGCCTTCTACTAAAAAGGCCGGACTTTGTCCAAGTCCTGATATGCCTGCTGAAGTAGTCGGTAAAATAACCTGCGACCAAGGTAAGTCCGTAGTAGGTAAAACGGCCTTGTCTTGCGTATGAAGTCCCACGCAACGCACTCGCACACGGCCTAGTTTTTGTGGGTCATTACGGTCTTCAACTACGCCGTTAAACCAAATAAACCCATTGTACCCTAAAAAATTTTTATCTGTAATCATAAATTTTTCCGATATTGCTCGCCTTTTAATCCACCAAGCATACGCATTTAATTGCCATTTCTTAAATGTTTACGCACTTGGTCTCGTAGATTGCGTATGCAACCACCAAGGCGCCCTCTGATACCTATAAACGGCAGTTTAGTACAAAAGTCAGATACACTCGTTGACTCATAAGGCGGCGACTTAAAGAACCTCTGATACCTGTCATATGCCTCTTTGTTGTCGGCCGCTGAGGACATATCCTGTTTGTATTCATTGATTATTTCAAATAACTTCCCTAACATATCTTATCTATTGCCTTTCACGTTTGTTTGTGTTATATATAGTGTTTTTCTCTCGGTTGCTGTCTGTCGGCCAGTTAGACCCTCTCTTACACGGCCATTTATCGCCGGACTCTCGGATTCTCTGAAGTTATTAGAAATCACCCGATACATCTCCGTAAAACTCGTTGTATTGTTTATCGTATAAGTTTGTATTAGTAATATCGCCCTTACCAACGTTGGATAATGCGTCCTCCTCTGTCGGATACGCTGTCCTAACGCTGTCCTTAAAGCATTTGAGTACCATTTCGTGGTTTTGTGCCTCTATATTAACTATGTGTTTTAATGCCATTACTACATAACGGCCACTTGTATATTCATTATTAATAGTACGTTCACCTGCACCTGTGGGCACCATAGCAGGACTCGTAAAGGTTACAATATCACCTGCTGTTATTAATGTATTGCCATATACTAACATAGATAGGTTTTGGTTTCTCATTATCTGTTTTGTACTTACTCTGGCACCTAGACCACCAGTTAGACCTGTGTCTTCATAATCATTGTGTATCTTGGTTGTGGCACTCTTGACCATTAACTTACTATCAAAGTGTTCAGTTAGTGGTTTACGTGTGTCAGCATACTCAACGCCTTCAGGATATAATAGACCTGCCTCTGCTCTCATTTCTGTATGTGGTTGTTTCTTGCCCTTTTCTATCATATCATAGTTTGATGTAGTAATAGTTTTATTAAAGGCATCGTGGCTCACTAATTTACTTGCATACATTCCATTAAATATATTGTCTAGCATATCAACTGGTTTGTCATACTCATATTTAATTACACTTGACATTCTTCTTTCTATATCTTTAATCTCTGGTTGTTTGGCGTTTTCAGTAATACTAGAAATCAATGACGCAAACTTCCATTTAGGTGTTATCTGAGCACCTATACTACCAATTGCCATCATACTGGCAATACTTCTAAAATGATAACCCTCACTTGTCTCATAAAATAGATAACCTGCATTATGAGGATAGTTTCTAGGTATCGCACTCTTGGCTAATAGTCTTATTGCCTGATATGGATTTAAATTTGGTATTACTATCTTGGCATTTGTAGCAGTCGGTTCAAAGAAAAATGGTTTTTCTGATTTAAGGTAATTACGTAATATATCTTTAACGCCTTCCTCTATTGGACCTGCATATGCCTTACTTACTTTTGTTATAGAATTACGATACATTTCAGGCGAACAAAAATATATCTGATAGAGTTGAGCACCATCTACATCCGGGTCTCTCTTTACCTTATCAACTTTATATATCTGTAAAGGTACACCTGACCTCTCTGTATAGTCATAGCCATATGTGCCTGGTGTTTTAAATTTTAATGATAATCTTTCTAGTCCTGTGATTGGCAATAATGACCTAATATCTTGTCTATCATATACAATAATAGAACCAACTATATTATTGGTTAGTATATCTTCAGCAAGTTCAAAGTTAAGAGTTATACCTTTGACATCAATTATTCTAGGTGCTGACTCTTCTTTCTCAAACTGATATGATATTATTTCTAAATCTGTTAGTGAGTATTGACCTGCCTTGTCAAGATTATCACCTGTAATTGTACGAACCATTATCTACGCCTTTATCAAGTTTTTAAATTCTTCTATAAAATTATTCAAATAGCTAGGATTTAAAAGTTTTATTTGTCTCTTCTTATCTTGTTCTCTTCTTTCGTATTCTATATTTGATACTGCCTCTGCACCTGGTGTGTCAGAGTTTACTTCTATTTTATGTGAATAATCACTAGGTCCTTGACCTTTTTGTTTGCCACTAGATTGTGTTTTTTCATAGTGATGTATGCCATTAGCATTATCATATTTGTCTTTAACAAATTGTTGGAAGTTATATTCATCTAACGGCCAATCATAATATCTATTTACTACATTGTTAACTATACATACAACCCAAAAATAATCTGTACTGCCATATACCTTGTAAGCAATTGTTTCAGGTGAATCACCCTCTGGTACATCAAAACTATCATATAGTGCTAAGTTGTTTGCTATCTTACTTCTAACTTTTACTTTTCGCCATATATCAGTTATATCTTTAGCGTCACCAACAACGCCTGTGATGTTGTATTTCATTGTAGGAAATTGGTCAAAGTATAACATTATGCTCCTTGGTCTATATCTTCTTTAGACAATACTCTGTCTTCTTTAAATGTTACCGTTAATTGTGTGTGTACTGGTTGACCATCAGGAAAGAAACTAGGTTGACCATCTGGCGCATAGTTAACATCAACGCCTGTACAATAACAAGCAGATATTAAATTTAGTTTATCATTTACTTCGCCTTTGTACATATAACTAATTTTAAAATAGTTTGGTATTTCAAATA